AGCAAGGTCTGCTACCCCCCCTGTCTTTTCTGACTTTATCTCTCCGAAAACGGACATAACGCCACAAAGCGGGCCCTGTTTGGGCCAGCCTGAACAGAGCCTTAACTAATGACTAGCAAACCTAAACAGCCGCTCCGGGGGCTAGCGAAACCACGCCTGCATAACGCTTTGTTATCTGGGCCTACACGCGGCGGCGAGGTTGCAGAGCTAGCAGAGAAAATAGGGCTGCCGCTTTTACCCTGGCAGCGCCTAGTGCTAGATGATATGCTCACAATAGATAAAAATAAAATGTTCGTACGCAAGACCTGCCTCGCCATTACAAGCCGTCAAAACGGCAAAACACATTTAGCGCGGATGCGTATATTAGCTGGCCTGTTTTTGTTTAATGAGCGTAACCATATAATTATTAGCTCTGCTAGATCTATGGCCCTTACTACCTTTAGAGAGGTAGCTAATGCAATAGAGGATAACTTAGAGCTAAAAAAGCAACTAAAAAAGATACTTTACACAAACGGTAATGAGGCAATAATCTTAAAAAGCGGGGCTAGGCTAGATGTAAGAGCTGCTACACGCGACAGCTCGCGCGGTGCTAGCGCTGACTTTTTGTTTATAGATGAGCTACGAGAGATAACACAGGAAGCCTTCGCAGCTGCTACGCCTGTTACCCGCGCTAAGCCTAATAGCCAAACCCTGCTAGCTAGTAACGCAGGTGATGCGTTTAGCACTACGCTAAATGAGCTACGCGAGCGCTGCCAGGCTAACCCGCCGCCGTCTATGGGCTATTACGAATACAGCGCCCCGCCATTTTGCGCCCTAGATGATCGTAAAGCGTGGGCAGCTGCTAACCCGGCGCTAGGCATACTAATTACCGAGGATGCGCTAGCCGAGGCGCTTACGGTGCAGACTACAGAGCAGTTTAGGACAGAGAGCCTTAGTCAATGGATAGACAGCCTGCAAAGCCCCTGGCCGTTTGGCGCTGTTGAGGATGCAAGCGACATAAATCTAAAAATGGCCCCTGGCCCACTTACTGTATTTGCCTTTGATGTAAGCCCTAGTAGGAGAGATGCCAGCTTAGTTATGGGGCAAGTATTGCCTGACGGCAAGATAGGCGTTGCAGTACTAGAAACCTACAGCTCACAGGTAGCAGTAGATGAAATAGTTATAGCAGCTAGTATAAAAAAATGGTCGGATCTGTATTACCCGCGTTTAGTCTGCTACGACAAATACACTACTGCCAGTATTGCGCAAAGGCTACAAAATGCAGGCGTACAGACCCGTGATGTATCTGGACAGAGCTTTTATACCGCCTGTAGCGATATGTATGATGCTTTAGTTAATAACAGGCTAAGGCATAGCGGGCAAGATGCGCTAATACAGCAAATGGCTAACTGTGCAGCTAAACAGACCCCGGATGCGTGGCGTATTGTGAGGCGAAAGTCTGCCGGGCCTGTAGATATACCTATAGGGCTAGCTATGGTGATACACATAATGGCTCAACCTGTAGCTGAGGCTAAGGTATACGCCTAGACACGCCCAAGGCGTATGGTAAAGATATACTTGACCTTTAGGCAATAATACGCTCTATGGGATTACTGCAAACACTAGGCATACGCAAGAAAGATATTGAGGCGCAATTATCGCCGCCTATTATGTCGCAGACATACGGCGCGGGTGTTTATAGTTTTGGCGGTTTATACAATACAAACGGCATACCATTTATAGATAGAAATTTAGCTTTGCAAGTGCCAGCCGTTAGCAGATGCCGTAACTTAATCTGTGGAGTAATTGCAAGTATAGATTTAGAGCTAATACAAAAAAGTACAGGGCGTAAATTAGAAAACCCAGTTTGGCTAGATCAGTTTGATTTAAGACAGCCACGCAGCGTAACTATAAGTTATTTAGTAGAGGCATTATTACTATACGGGGTCGGCTATCTGCGTGTTAATTCTGTTTATCAAGATGATTTGAGGCCTAGCGGTTTTGAGTGGGTAGCTAATACACGCGTTACAGTAACTACAGATAAATACGGTGATGAGGTTGATTACTACTCTATAAACGGGCAACGCGTACCAGATAGCGGCGTAGGATCTCTAGTTACTTTCCAAAGTTTGTTACCAGGTGTATTAGAAACAGGCGGGCGCACAATACAGGCCGCGTTAGATATACAAAAAGCGGCTAGCGTTGCAGCTGCTACGCCTATGGCTACAGGGTTTATTAAGAATAGTGGGGCAGATTTACCAGAGGCACAAATTAGCGGGCTACTAGCCGCGTGGAAGGCAGCGCGCAATAATCGCAGCACCGCTTACCTAACTAGCACCCTGGATTATCAGCCTGTGGGTTATAGCCCTAAAGATATGACCTATAACGAAAGTAGCCAATACCTAGCTACAGAGATAGCCCGTTTAATGAACGTACCGGCATATTACATAAGTGCGGATATGAATAACTCTATGACTTATCAAAATATCATAGACGGGCGTAAAGAATTTGTAGCCTACTCATTACAGCCGTTTATTAGCGCTATAGAAAACCGCTTGTCTATGGATGATATAACACGCCGAGGCAACATAGTTAGATTTGCACTTGATGAAACATTTTTACGCGCTGATACGCTAAAAAGACTTGAGGCAATAGAAAAAATGCTAACGCTAGGTCTAATCACAGTAGAGCAAGCCCAGGCGTTAGAGGAACTAAGCCCAGATGGACTAGATAAAGGAATAGTAAATGCTACTAACATTTAGCGGCAACATAGAGGCAGTAGATAACGGCGATAGGCGCACGATTAGCGGCAAAATTGCACCTTATGGCGAGGTAGGCAACACAAGCGCCGGGCGCGTAGTGTTTGCAGAAAACTCTATAACCGTGCCAGAGCCAAGCAAGGTTAAGCTTTTGATGTCTCACGATAATTCTAAGCCGGTAGGGCGTATGCAGAGTGTTACCAGTAATAAAACGGGTTTGTATGGCAGCTTTAAGGTAAGCGCTAGCACCCGCGGTAGTGATGCAATTTTGCTTGCACAAGAACAGCTAATGGATGGGCTTAGCGTAGGTGTAGAGGTAGAGGACTCACGCCAAGAAAAAGATTATCTGCTAGTTACGGCTGCTACCTTGAAAGAGGTATCTCTAGTAGAGAGCGCTGCATTTCCAAGCGCTGCCGTGTTAAAAATTGCTGCACAAGAAAACGCAGTAGATCCAAACCAACCGACAGAAACGACAGGAGAAACCGTGGATAAAGCCCCGGAAGAAATGGCAGCGGAAGGTACTTACCTACCAGACGGTGCGACAGTAACGCTAAAGAGCGTTAGCTATGAGTCAAAAGATGCCGAGGGCGTTACCGAACCGGTAGAGGCCAGCCGCAGAATTATTAAGCCAAGTGCGCTTAACTCACAAAGAGTACGCACACCGATTACATCTATGGGCGCATACACAGAGCATAAAATCAAAGCTGCTCTAGGTAATGATGAGTCAAAGCTATATGTAACAGCTGCAGATGATAGCTGGACTACAAACCCTGCATTTAATCCAACGCAGTATCTAACAGAGTTTATTAGTAACACACGTTTTCCTCGCAGCGCTGTAGATGCTTGCAGCCGTGGAGTTTTGCCACCTAAGGGCAACACAATTAACGTGCCTGCATTGGTAGACTCAACCGGCGGGCTAAATGGTGTAGCACCTACCGTTACTGTTGAGGCAGAGGCCGGAGCTGTATCTAATACAGGTATGGTTACAGAATATCTAACTGGTACTGTAAATAAGTATGCTGGTATGAACACGCTTTCTGTAGAACTACTAGAGCGCACAGATAATCCGGGCTTTTTTGCTGAATTAACACAGCAGATGCAGAACGCATATATGAACGCAACAGATAGCGCTGTAATAAGTGCAATTAACGCAACAGGCTTTACTAGCACAGGCGTAGCAGCTACAGCGGCAGGTTTGATTTCTTATACCGCTGAAAGTACAGCTAACGTTTACAAAAACAGCGGCTACTTTGCACAGAACTTTGTAGGCAGCACAGGTATTTACAACCTACTACTAGGTGCAGTAGATACCACAGGCCGCCCAATTTTTAACGCTTATCAGCCAAATCCGTCAGCACTTGCTAACGCAGCTGGTCAGGTAGCTAATAACTCTGTACGCGGTAACGTATTAGGTCTAGATCTCTATGTAGATAGATTTATGACCGCTGGAGTTGCTGATAACTCTGCGTTTATTCTTGCCCCAGAGGCATTTACTGTTTATGAAAGCCCACAGGCTTACATGAGCGTAAACGTAGTATCAAATCTACAAGTACAGGTAGCTATTTACGGCTTTATGGCAACTATTGCCAAGATCCCTAACGGTATCTGCCGCCTAAATATCGCTTAATAAATAACTAATAGTCTGGTAGGGCCTTAGCCCTTTGGCTCTACCAGACCTACAAAGAAAGGTACAAATATGCCAGCCACATACGTTACAGCTGCAACACTTAAAGCATCATTAGGCGTAGGCACTTTGTACGATAGCTACACTTGGATAGAGGACACCTGCCAGACGGCGCAAGATCTAATAAACGGTTTTCTATGGTTTGACTCTGCACCGGTGGTGGGAACTGCGTTAGTAAGTAACGTAGCTACCGTGATGATAGCCAACCCCGGCCTATTTACTACTGGCCAAACCGTCACAGTAGCCGGGGCTGGCACTACTTTTAACGGCAGTTATACAATTACTAGCACCTTACCTTTTAGCTCTGGTAGCACTAGCCTTTTACCAGCGTTTAATTTACAGCTTAACTATTACCAGTACCCACAGGGCTACAGCTTTATACAATATGCAAAAACAGCTAGTAATCAAAACTTTAGGCGCGTAGTACCTAGCGGCACTATGACGGGTGAGGATACAAAGACCGCAAGCTACGCTAATACACCTGCAATTAACGCTGCCGCTTTGATGATAGCTGAGAATATCTGGACTAGCCGCTTTAGCACACAGGCAGGCGGAGTGAGCGTAGATGGTTTTAGTCCTAGCCCATTTAAGATGAGCAATACTCTTATGGCATCTGTACGCGGCCTGCTAGCGCCGTATCTAAACCCTAGCGCTATGGTCGGATAATGCCAGCCGCGATAACTACCCTTAGATCTACTATAGCCGCTGCACTAGCTAATAACTCTGTTTGGTCTACCTTTAGTTTTCCACCTAGCACAATAGTAGCTAACAGCGTAGTAGTAGCCCCGGCAGATCCTTACCTAACACCTAGCAATAACTCTTACGCAAGTATCGCGCCGCTAGCTAATTTTAAAATTATTATGACCGTGCCTATGTTTTCTAATGAAGGCAACCTGCAAGGCATAGAGGATACGATAGTAGCCGTGTTTGGTCTATTAGCTGCTAGCAGTATTGTATTTAATGTTACCGCTGTAACTGCACCTAGCGTTTTAACGCTGCCAAGCGGTGACTTGCTTACAAGTGATTTACAAATATCCGTACTAACGAGCTGGAGCTAAAATGGCACTAACAGACGAAGATAAAAAGTTTTTAATCAAAATAGGCCAAGAATTGCCTATAGAGGTTAAAGAAACAAAAAAACAAAAAGAAACACCCACAGAAACACCGACACTACAGAAAGAGGAATAACAAATGGCCATATTTTTATCTAATGGCGTAGTAGTAACGCTTGATAGCGTGGACTTATCAGACCACGTTACTAGCGCAACTATTAACCGCTCATTTGATGAACTTGAAGTAACAGCTATGGGTAAGTCATATTGCCCGGTTATTGCGTAAGCAAATAACGTGAATTGCGCTATATCGGTGAAGGCCGCCAAGAAAACGGTTAATACCGAGGCAACCTGCTCAGGCAGAGAGTCCGTAACGACTACACGCGCAACCCCTAGAAATAGGGTGAAGATATAGTCTGAACTGCATCAATGGTAAAGATGCAGAGGTAAACAGAAATGTTTTACCCGCCGAAAGGTAGTAACAAATTGGATACAGCTCACAAGTTCGTCAAAGGTTTAGAGGCAAGCACTATTACGCTTGATTTTCTAAACGATACTGCCGCCGGTGAGGTACTAGCTACTTTGCAAGGCGCTTGGGGGCAAACTAAACCACTAACGCTAAAACAGACAAGCGCGGCTATATCAGCTACAAACCCAGAGTATCAAACTACAGTATTAGTTAATAACACTACAGATATTAACGGCGCTGTTGGCGATATTTCTACACAGAGCATTACATTTACTTGTAACTCTGTAATCGTAGTAGACACCACACCATAACGAATAGACAAAGGGGCACACAATGGCAAAGCTAAAAATAACAAGGGCAGACGGCAGCGTAACCGAGCATAAGATTACGCCCCGTATTGAGTATGCCTTTGAGCTGTATGCAAAGATGGGGTTTCATAAGGTGTTTAGAGATTTGGAGCGTCAAACAGATGTCTACTGGCTTGCTTGGGAGTGTTTACGCACTAGCGGGGAAGTAGTAAAAAGTTTTGGGGCAGATTTTCTAGAAACCTTAGCTAAAGTTGAGGTACTAGACGATGACCCTTTGGAATAGTGGGGCGCGGTAGTTTTGGCTATCTAATCGCACAAATTGCGGTAGAGACAGGCATAGCGCCCCAGTATTTATTAGACTTAGATGATGTAATGTTTAAGAATATATTAAAGGTTTTAACAGACAGAGCTAAGGCGGTGCAAGATGCCAACAGAGTTAAGAGGCGCTATTGAAGCGCGCAAGGCATTACGCAAGTTTACGCCTGATTTATCTAAAGAGCTGCAAAAAGAAATGGCAGCGCTGTTAAAGCCTATAGTTGCAGTTGCTCGCGGTTTTATACCTGCTACCGTCTTGAGCGGGTGGAGTAAGGCACAGGCTAGCGACACTAACTATAGACAATTTCCAAGATTTGATGCAGCTGCTGCTAAAAGAGGCATAGGTTATAGGACAGCGCCTAGTAAAGTAAATAGAAACGGTTTTAGAGCTTTAGCTCGTATAGCTAACGTAAGCGCTGCTGGTGCTATTTATGAAACCGCCGGGCGCTTAAATCCACAAGGCAAAGCGCAAGGCCCGGTAGTAGATCGCTATGTAAATGGCGTTTACGACAAAACTACGGCAAGCGGTAAACAATACTCTAACAGCTTGAACCCTAACGCGGGTAAACAATTTATAGATGCGCTAAACGGCACAGGTCAAATAGTAGATGCTAATAATCAGACAGGCGCGGGGCGTAGGTCTAGAAAAATGAAAGGCCGCGCTATTTACAGGGCGTGGGCTGAGGACGGCGGCAAGACTAACGCAGCTGTAATTAAAGCTATAGAAAAAACCAAGATTATATTTAACAATAATTTTAAGGCGGCGGCATAATGGCTGTAGATCCACAAGTAGTAGTAAATATAGCTAGTGAGTTTACGGGCAAAAAAGCGTTTAAAGAGGCTGAGAGTGCTACGGGTAAATTACAAAAAGGCATTAAAACACTAGCCAAATCTTTAGGTTTAGCTTTTAGCGTAACGTCTGTAGTGGCCTTTGGTAAAGCCGCTGCTAAGGCATTTATACAAGATGAAGCAGCAGCTGCTAAATTAACTAAAACAGTAACTAATTTAGGTTTAGGTTTTGAGGACGCCAGAGTAAAAGCATTTATTAGCGATATGGAAACGCTAAGCGGCGTAACAGATAGCCAATTACGGCCAGCATTTGAAAAACTACTTACTACTACAGGCAGCGTAAATAAGTCGCAAGATATATTAAAAACCGCTTTAGATGTTGCAGCTGGCAGCGGCCAAGATTTAGTAACAGTAGCTAGTGATTTATCTAAAGCCTATTTAGGTAACACTAAAGGTCTAACCAAATACAATATAGGATTAACACAGGCAGAATTAAAGGCTGCTAGTTTTGAGAATATACAAGCTAAATTAAATACACAATTTAGCGGGCAAAACCAAGCTAGGTTAGATACTTACGCAGGTAAAATAGATTTACTAAAAGTATCGTTTGATAATATGCAAGAAACCATAGGTAAAAGTTTAGTAGATGGGTTTGCATTATTAGCCGGGGATCAAGGCATAGGGTCAGCTACTAAGGCTATGGCAGAGTTTGGGCAACAAATAGCAGACGTTATTACAGGTGTTGCAACTTTAACCAGCGTATTAAATAAATTGCCTAATGCTGAAAATATGGCGTTTTTTGATGTAGGCAATATTCCAGTTTTAGGCGCATATCTGAAAATATTGCAAGGCATAGGTGAGGCAGAAAGATTAGCGCCTAAGCCATTTACAACACCTATGACGTTATCTGGATCATTAGATGCACAAAATAAAATAAACGCAGCTAGAAAAAAGGCAGAGGCAGAGGCAGCTAAACGCGCTAAAGAATTATTAGGACTTATTAAAAAACAAGCGGCAGCAGAATTAGCAAAAACAAAACAAAAAGAAATGCAAGCCAAGTTAGATAAAGCTGCCCTAGCTTTAGGCCAGGGTGATGATGTATTTGATTTAGATAAAATACAGGTACAGGCGGCGTTACTAGCTAAGCAAGAAGAAATAAACAAGCTAGGCGTAAATGCGACAGACCAGCAAAAACTACAGTTAGCTAATGACTTAACCCGCTTATCTATCAAACAAACTATGGCACAGTTAGAAGATGCAATAGCGGCAGCGCAAGCGGCAACTACTGAAAAAGAAAAAGAGCTGGCAGTAGCAGAGGCACAACGCTTAGCCAAAAAACTAAATATGGATTTAGAAATACTAGGCGTAATGCAAAAACAAGACTTTAAATTAAAAGATATAGAAAAAATCTATGATAAGTTTATGCCAAAAC